ATGAGAACACACTCATGAGTAAGATTGGAAAGATGCCTCTCAAAGCTCGTGAACTTCCAATGACAAATGGTGAATACTGGAATGCTCCAGATGGAATCAAAGCAATTGCATTCAATCATCGTTGGAACGAAACAACTGGTGCAAGAAGTTTTCACAAGATGATGCAAGGACTTCCAGATGAGTATCAAGTATTTGTGACTGATGCAAAGGTGAAGAAACCATTGTCTGGATATTCGCCAGTTGAGAATGCTTCTTTGGAAGAATTGGAAGAAAATGATTCTAACGAAGAGTCAGTATTTGAGCCAGGAAGATTCAAGTATGCATACGAAGGTGTTCCAGATTCACTTCTTGGTTCCTACGAACTCTATTCTGATTTTCTGCGAAACTCTTATGCTTCGGTTGCGTGGATAAAGGGGTATGCAACTTGGAATCTTTCAGTTCAAGACCCAATCCTTGCAGGAACTCCAACTCTTGTTTACGATTCTCCGATGATGAGAGAAGTTCTGGGAGACAATTATCCTCTTTACTTCAAAACGAAGGATGATTTTCAACACAAACTACAAAATCTCCCAGACAACTTCTCTCATCAAATCCCCAAGCACGATGAAGTGTTTCGTGGGAACTTGGTGAATGCTATGGAAAACAGTTGGAATGTAACCAAGGAAAACAAAGAAGGTTCTTTCTGCAAACCTTGGTTGTATTTCATTCTCAATGACTTGGAATACAAGAAAGATTTTCTGTATCAAACTCATCCAATCATGGTAGATGCTCAGGGTGGTAATTCTTGGGAAACAATTCGTAGATGGTGTTTGCAGTTCGGCCTCAAAGATGATCCACACTCTCGTCATACTCGTTTGTTTATTCCAAACGATGAGATAAGGAAGAAGATGGAAAAATATTTAGAAGGATACGATGGTTCTAAACATTCCATGAAGAAACACGAAGCGTTTCACAGTGAACTCAACAAGACCAAAGTTCGTTCATCTCTTTCGGAGTTTATGTCATGAGTCCATTTGATTTCACCAAACAGATTGAGCATGGTAAACAGAATCTCATTGACGAGAATCCAGAGCTTGAAAAGGAATACAAACCTTTCATTGTAAATCGTGCGTTGAGTTTCAGTCATGACATGGTTCTTTATGCAAATCTCATGAATGAATACAATCACCTTGATTCAAAACTTCAGTTTGACTTTTTTCTAAATAGTATTAGACCAAAGAAACGATACAGTAAATGGTTGAAAAGAGAGAACAATGAAGTTCTTGAATTGATAAAAGATTATTATAAATGCAGTTATGCGAAAGCGAGAGATTATGCTACACTTCTCAATGATTCGCAACTGGATATATTAAGAAAACATTCTGATAAAGGTGGTTTGAAAGGGAAAAAATGAGTGAAAACATCATTGATTCCATGATTGAAGTGAGATTGAAAGAGGCTGATGATTTTCTCAAAGTCAGAGAAACCCTCACACGCATCGGCATCGCATCAAGAAAAGACAAAACTTTATTTCAGTCATGTCATATTCTGCACAAGCAGGGTAAGTATTACATAGTTCATTTCAAAGAATTATTTGCACTTGACGGAAAAGCATCCAACTTTTCTGAAAACGACAAAGCAAGAAGAAACACGATTGCAAACTTGTTAGCGGAATGGGAACTCATTTCGCTCGCAGATGCAGGAAAAACAGAGGAACCAACTGTCCCATTAAGTCAGTTAAAAATCCTTTCCTTCAAGGAAAAAGATGAATCGGCGTTGACTCCTAAATATAATATAGGAAATAAAAGAGAAACCGATGCTGACAATGAGTAGTGATTTACGTTACTACAAATTGAATTCAGAAGTCAAAGATCCATATCGTGCCACTAGTGGTTCGGCGTGTTTTGATTTGTACTCTTTTCTGCCAGATGAGTCAGAAGTAACAGTATATAGAAACGATTTTGAAGAGACAGAGAAGGTAACGAGAGTAGTAAAGCTGAAAAGAGTACCGATCAATCCTAAAGAGAGGATTTTGATTCCAACTGGATTGATACTTGATATTCCAAAAGGTTATTCTGTACGACTTTATCCAAGGTCAAGTCTAGCATTGAAACAAGGACTTACACTTGCAAACAATGTGGGCATTATAGATTCAGATTATGTAGAACCAGTTTTTGCCATGATTTTCAATATGAGTGGTTATGTAAAGTACATCAATCACGAAGAAAGAATTTGTCAGGCAGAATTATTCAAAGACCAACCTCACGTTTTAGAAGAGGTTTTTGAAAGACCAGAACGTAAAACAGAACGTGATGGTGGGTTTGGTTCAACAGGGAAAAAATGAGTCGCATAAACGTAGATAAGATAATAAATGAATCAGGCACAGGATGGCTTCATCTCCAAGATGACAGCGCTATTGTACTTTCTAAGGAGAGTGACAATACACAAATTATGGTCAAGTGTACTGCTGATGGAGCAGTTGAACTTTATCACAACAACGTCAAAAAGATTGAAACAACATCAGGCGGTGTGCAAATCACAGGTACAACAACTGTAAGCGGTAACATTTTACCAGATACAGATGATGCATATGATATAGGTTCTACCACAAAAACATTTAGAGATTTACATTTATCAGGCACCACGATTTATTTGGGCGGCACTGCTTTATCAAAAAATACATCCACGGGCAAATTGAGATTTGGTTCATCGGATGTTGGAGACAAAGGCGACAAGGGAGATAAGGGAGATAAGGGTGACACAGGTGATACTGGATCACAAGGACCAACTGGTGCCACAGGACCAGCAGGACCAGCAGGATTAACAGGTCCAGCAGGACCGGCAGGACCAGCGGGACCAGCAGGTGCAGATGGATCAGATGGTGTTCAAGGACCAGCAGGACCAGCAGGACCAACTGGTGCAACAGGACTTCAAGGACCAGCAGGACCAACAGGCCCAGCAGGTGCAGATGGAACAGATGGAGCTCAGGGTCCAGCAGGTGCAGATGGAACAGATGGAACAGATGGTGCTACAGGTGCAACAGGTCCAGCAGGTTCAACAGGTCCAGCGGGACCACAAGGACCAGCAGCAACTATAGCAGTAGGAACAGTTTCCACTGGTTCTGCTGGATCAAGTGTCTCCGTTTCTAACTCTGGAACTTCTGGTGCTGCTGTTTTTGATTTCACAATACCCAGAGGTGATACTGGAGCAGGAGGATCAACAGGTCCAGCAGGACCAGCAGGCCCGGCAGGACCAACAGGCCCAGCAGGTGCAGATGGAACAAATGGATCGAATGGTTCTCAAGGACCAGCGGGACCAGCGGGACCATCGGGATCAACAGGTCCAGCAGGACCAGCGGGACCACAAGGACCAGCGGGACCAACAGGACCAACAGGTGCAACAGGACCAGCTGGACCTGGCGCTAACCAATCACTAAACACAAGTAGTAATGTAACGTTTAATCAGATTTATGCAAACGATTGGTTCAGAGTAAATGGTTCAGATGGTATTTACTGGCAATCATACGGCGGTGGTTGGTATATGACTGACTCTACTTGGGTTAGGGCTTATAATAGTAAAGCTGTATATGTTGCTAATCAAATTGCAGCATCTGGTAATGTTACCGCTTACTATTCAGATGAAAGATTAAAAACAAAAGTTGCTACAATATCTGATGCTTTAGAAAAAGTAAAAGCACTTGAAGGTTTTCTATATGTTGAAAATGATTTAGCAAAAGAATTGGGATATAATAATGATAAACAACAAACTGGTTTATCTGCTCAAAAAGTACAAGCAGTATTACCAGAAGCTGTATCATTAGCTCCAGTTGATTTTGAAACTGATGAATCTACTGGAGAAATTACTTCTAAATCTGGCGAAGATTATTTAACTGTAGATTATACTAGAATTGTACCATTATTAGTTGAAGCAATTAAAGAACTCAAAACAGAAATTGATGAATTAAGAAAGAAAATATGACTCTCCAATCTTCTGGTACTATTTCCTTAGATAACATTAGGCGTGAGTTTGGTGAGGGGATGTCTAACACAACTACACACACTGATGGTGCAACTTCTAATGCTAGTTTGCATCAATACAGAAATCAAGATTATTACCAAAATTTACCATCATCGAGTGGAAGCGTATCAGCAAGTAGTTACTATGGATTGAATGGTGAGTCTGGTTGGTTTATAGCAAGTAGGAGAGGTTCATCCCCAAGTTACCTTTGGGGTTGGAAGGAGTATGCTGGCGGTCAGTTTTTTTGGCCTGAGTCAGGAGATTCAATTTCTGCTATGGGAAGCGCTACTTCATCCACAAACTCAAGGATGATGAACAAGTTTTACGTCACCGCTGTTTTGTTTGGTTACTATTACGATAGTTACGAAGAAGTTTATAATGGATCTATCTTAACTGTTTATGGGGTTGAGAGTAATCCTAATGGATATTCTAGGAGTGCAAGAAATCTTCAGTTCAAAGAAGAATATAATGGATCAGTTTATTACTGGACTGCATCGAGTGCATCTGGTTTGACCTATAATGCAAATGGTCATCACTCATACCATGCGCCAGGAAGAGTTTGTTACAAGTGGCAGGGCTCAGGTCAGGGTTATGATCTTTTCCAATATGCTATGGAAAGATCGTACACTCACAACAAAAAGATATACTGGCGTACTTATTAAAAGGAGATAAAAGTGATTCAGTACGAAATAATGTCGGTTGATCTCGTCTTGAACGAGATGCAAGTAAAGTATTCTGAAGAAGGAAAAGATGATTATTTTTTGTGGATCGGGTTTGGTGAACACCCAAATGTAGATGAGGATTACCTTCATGCGGAGGCCAAAAAGGGAGCGCAAGAGGCATCAGCACAATGGAAAGATTATGAAGAACGAAAAAAGTTAAGTGAGGATTTTACTTTAAATACAAATACTGGTGTTGCCAAACCTTGGGTATTTGAAGATCCACCTGAATATAACGAACTTGTATACGAAATTGAGGCTGTTATTACGGAAGAAGAAGAGGTCATGCGAAGGGGTTGGAGGTTGATAGAGCTAACAGATGATCAACGTTCTTCAGCGGTAAGAATAAGAAGGTCAGCCTTGCTAAAAGAAACGGGCATACAATGTCTGACTGACAGAACACCTACTGAAGAACTCATTGCTTATCGTCAGGCTCTTAGAGATGTTCCCCAACAAGAAGGGTTTCCGAGAAGTGTAACTTGGCCCATTGCTCCGTCTAATGGATGACGAATGAGTAAGATAAAGTTTTACGCACTTTGTTGCAGGAATATGTTTGCACTCAAAAGGCATGAGAAGACCATTCCTAAAGAGGATCTGATAGTAGTTATCAACACTCTTATAGACGAATTTAGTACTAAAGCAGTTGAATATTGAACAACCAACAATATTGAGCACTATGTAACCGAAAGTGATGGGAGTCCATCAAAAGGAAAAAATTCGGTGATGGATCTATTTCAAGAGTCTGAACACGATTATATGGTACTTATTGATGGTGATGATTTTCTAACACCGCATGGAACTTGGACATACAAGAAACTTGCAGAAAGTGAAAGTTGCCCAGATGCATTATCACTTCAGCACCAATGGGGGATCTATGCCGATAAAGGCTGGAGTTATGCTATTCAGACATTGAATTCACAAGCATTGAAAGCTTCTGGGTTGAATGACCTACACGCTGGAAACCCTAATATTGGGACTACTGA